AGTTGCAGATGGTGTTGATAACGCTAATATTCAAAAAGCACGTAATATTGATTTAAGTAATCGTGATGTTAATTTTACAACTTATGTAAAACAATTAGTGAAAGATAGTATACCTTCTGATATTGGTGGTACAGACGATACGAAATTACCAATTGCAGGTGGTACTATTACAGGAAATTTAAAAGTTAATGGTTCTACAACCGTTACAAACTTTTCTGCATCAACAGGTAAAAATTCTGTTGATTTAACTGCAAATGGATTGACAACAGTTATTGAAGCAGATACAGTTGCGGATAAAAAATCCGTATTATCTAGTGGTGATATTGGTGCTTCTGTATCTCGTGTATCTACGTCAGGTGTATCTAGTTTAACAGACCGTGTAAATGGTTCTATTGCAAAACGTGTAGAAGAAACGTCAGCTTCAAATGCTTCAACAGGAGAAGTGGATGTAAAATCTACAAGTGGCAAAGGTACATATGTTGTTAATACAAACGGTGTAACGTCTGAAGTTCAAATTAATTCTCAATCTACAACAGGTAATTCCAAATTAGGAATAACTGCCACTAGTGAAAGTTCTGATAGTGAGATTGATTTAACTGCAAAAAAAGTTGTTATTAATGGTACAACAAGTGTTGCTGGTGATGTTACGACAAGCGGTAATGTAACTGCTAGTAAATTATTTGCTACAGATACAAATACAGATTTAGCAGATAATCAGTTGGTAACAAAATCTGCTATGAAAGATTATGTTGCTAAAAATGCAACATCAACACAGGTTGATACTTCCAATTTTGTTACAACAGGTTCTCTTGAATCTACTTTGTCTGCATATGAAAAAACAGATAAAGTGCAAGAAGATGTTAATTCTGCTGTAACACTTAAATTTGCTACAGTTGATGCAGATTCCATAGCTGATGGTAGTACAAATCACTTTATCACAAGTGCAGAAAGAACAAAATGGAACGCAAAACAGGATGCAATAGATACAACAATTTTTGAACAAAAAGGTAATAAGGGTGTTGCTAATGGTTATGCTCCATTAAACAATGACAATCTTGTTCCTAGAAAATATTTGGATTTACCAGATATGAGTGCCATTGAAACACCTGTTTGTATTATGTCATCAGATGAATTTGTTGCAGCATATAATTATTCAGTTGATACATCTAAATTAGATGCAGTTACTTATGATACAAATCAAAAAGATTCTTTTGGTAATGTGGTTGAAAAAACAATAACTCCTTCACAAGCAGGATTATCTGGTAGTATTCGTATGGGTGCTATTAGCGGTTCATTAATTATGGTTACAGATGCAAATCCTAATATCTCATTGTCAAATATAGTTAATAGACCAAAAACTACAGATAATGATTTCGGATATTTGTTAAATAACTGGAGATTTGTATATGTTGATACAATTGGACCATGTGACTGTTTCTCCGATGCAGATGATTATCACGGAGAAAAAATAGGACAATGGCCAGGACAACAATTCGTTTATGAATTAGGCTTATATGACTCTACAAACCGTACAATTGTTTCATGGAGCAATTTAAAGACTGATACATTACCACAAGCAGTTAAAGATTTAGTTGCTAAAGTAAGCGGTTCTGCTTTTGTTAATGATAATTTGGCAGATAAATTATCAGGAACGACAACAATTAACGGTATTGAATTTGATAAAAAAGGCCGTGCAACAGGTACACATTCTGTAATTGATAAATCCGCTTTACCTTCTGATATTGTTTATGGTAGTGGTGGTTCTTCATCAGGCGGTTCTTCATTAAAATGGCTAAAAGATGATAGCAAAGGACTGCAAGTGTATACGGATGCTAAAGATTTAAGTGGATTTACACGTTCAATTAAAGGAACAAATAATGTTTCTTATGTAGTACCAAGTGGGGTAACAGTAAAAACAATGATTATTAAAATTGATAATACTGTATTTACTGCTGGTCAGAGTGAAGCACAAACATTAACATTCGATGCCAATGGCGTTATTTGTGGTTCAGATACTCATCGTTTCCCCGTTTTTACTAGTTATATAGATGAAAATGGTAATGCAACAGTACAACATGAATTTGAAATAGACCAAAATGGTACATTATCAACGAAATCAATTGTATGGAACGGTACAATGGATGATAAATTAGTAGGGTTTGCTAGTGGAGAACTTGTATTGTATGTAAGATTAGATTTCTAATTTAATAAAAAATGGAACTTTTTGTTAATAATAAAAAGTTCCATTTTTAATAAGGAGGTGTATATATTTTGAATATTACATGGACAACATATGCTACATATACTGCTAATAATGATGGAACGCAAACATATAGTGCTTGTATATTTAAAGATTCTATTAACAATGGTAAATATAGTAGAATAAATGTTAAAACTGGACAAAAAGTGTATGGTTATTTTAAGCAAAATAGAAAAAAAACATTTGGAGTTTGGGAAATAACAAATAAAACTACAACAAGTGGACAAATAAGTATTGGATTAAAATGTATATATCCTGATAATGGAGTGCATAAAATAGAATCGTCTTATTTACCTGTGTTTGTTTGCGATACAACAAATTATATAGATGATATTCCAAATGGTACATCAGGTGGTTTTTCCCCTGCCTTAACAGACCAAGCAAGAACATATAATTTATTACATCAACCGAAAGCATTTGTCGATGAAATTGATGTTAATAATATTATTACAGACACTTCTGTTCAAGACGAAACAAAACAACATTATGCAGAATTGCAACATACTCCATTAACAAATGATACGGTTTACATGGAAATTAATGGTGTAAACTATTATGAAAATGCAGATGATATGGAAATTGATAGAGACAATAAACGTATTTATTTTGATACACAAAAAGATGATTTTTCGTTTGATGATTTAGCTCAATCTGCAACAAAAATAAGAGTTTTTTATCATTATGTAGACTAAATATTAATTTAATTAATAAAGAGAGATATATTAATTATTTCTCTTTATTTTTTTTATGATAATCTTTTAAAATATTAATGGTGATAACAAATGTTAATAGATGGAGAATTAATTTTAGGATTAGATATTTCTACGAAAAATACAGGTTGGAGCATTGTAAAATATAAAACAGAAAAATCTGAACTGTTGGACTATGGTTTTATACCTCGTGGAAAAATGGATATATCAGAAGTTCTAGTTAATTTTGAAAAAGAATTGACTAAAATTATAGAAAAATGGAATCCTGATAAAATTTCGGCAGAAGCACCTTTTGTTGGTTCAAATAGACAAACAATAGAAAAATTATGTTTGGTTCATGGTGTTATGCTTTTGGTTGCGAAGAAAGAAAAAATTCCTGTTACATATTATTCTGTTATGACATTGAAATCAAAAGTATTAAATGGTATCAAGTCGAAACATGCAGATGGTACAAAGAAAACAGGAAAAGAAATGAAACAAGAAGTACAAGATAAAGTAATTGAAGTTTTTGGTAAAGAAAACTTTATTAAAGAATATAATGATGATGTTACAGATAGTATTTCTGCTGCTTATACCTACATATTGATGGATGGAAATCCAATCGTAAAACAAAAGAAATCAAAGAGAAAGAAGAATGTCAAATCAAATTAAGCATTTATTATTATTAATATTTGGTTTTGCGGTCAGTGAAATCTTTTGTAACATATTCTTAATATTCTTATTGTTAATGATTTGAGGAAGTATTGACATACTTCCTTTTTTTTGATACAATGAGTGATGATATAAAAGGGGAGGATTCTATATGAAATTAATTTGTTTTGCTGATACTCATGCAGGTGTAAAAAACTATGGTAAGATAGATAAAGAAACTGGGTTGAATGAAAGAGAAATTCAAACATTATCTTTATTGAACGAAACTGTTGAATATGCAATTAATTGTAATGCAGATGGTGTAGTTTTTGCAGGAGACATGTATCATAAAAATATGCCATCGCCTACTTTGGTTAATAAAGTCAATGAAATTATGATTAAATTATCTAAAAACAAAATTAAAACATTTGTTTTGGATGGAAATCATGATGTATCAAAAATGGAAACGACAAATTCAGGTTTAACACAATTCGATACATTAAATATTCCTTACTTTACACAAAGTCGTTTTTATAAGGAAGAAATTTTTGAATGTGACAACCAAAAATATAAATTTGTTTTTCTTCCAACATATCACACAAAAGAAGAAATTAAAGATTATATAGATAATTTAGACACGACTTATCCAACTATCATTATTTTTCATGGGTCTATTAAAGACGCAGAATTAAATGATTGGAACAAGATGGAATCAGATAAAGCTATTGAAGCAGATATTTTTAACAAAGAGAATATTGTTTCAGTTGTTATGGGACACTTCCATAAACACCAAATTATCAAAGAAAAACCATTGATTTTTTATACAGGCTCAACAAATCGTATTGATTTTTCAGAAGAAAAGCAAGATAAAGGATTTGTTGAATTAGATATTGATGGTAATAAAGTAATGAATTTTAAATTTCATAAATTAGACCATGCACAGAAATTTAAAACAATTTATATTGATGCCAAAAATATGTCTGATGCAAAAGATATTGAACAAGCAATTATGGATAAAATGATTGATATTAATGGTGCTATTGTTCGTATTAAAGTAGATTTAAATGAAAATATTATTTTAAATGAAAAGAAAATTGTAGAATATGCGTATAAACAAGGTGTATACTATATTTTAAAAATTCAAAAAATCCTTCCTGATATAAAAACGATTATTGAAGATGGGATTAGTAATGTTTTGAGTGTGCAAGAGTCATTGAAACAATATTATAAAGGACAAAAGAGAGAAAAAGAACGTATTAAATTAGGTTCTGATATTGTTCAAATGGTAGAAGGGGAATAAAAATATGTTTTTGAAACCAGTTGAATGTGATGAATATATTTTTTATGGTTTGTATGCTAATGTCGGAGAAGTAACTAGAGTACTAGGACGTGCTCAAATGGAATTTGAAGATTTGCAAAAAGCATTGATAGAAAGGGATTTAACATTACTAAAAATTGGCGATAATGCACGCGCAAGAGAATGTATTATTGGCAAGCAGATTGATGTATATCAAAATTTTATTGCTACAGAAATTATGTTTGATAAGAATGATAATATTCAATGCTTGCGTCATTTGAATGGTAAAATTCCTAATATTAAATTATCTAAAGAAGAAGAAACACAGATTAATCGTTATCTGCTTCAATTAGGATTTTTTGCCAATGCAAGATATTATTTGGTTCATTCTTATTCAACTCATTTAATTAAAGACTAATATTTAAAGGAGTATTTTATGTTGCCTAAATATTTAAAAGTAAAAGGGTTTCGTAGTTATATAGATACAGTTATTAATTTTGAAAATTTTGGTAACACATTCGTTGTACTAGGCGAAAACGGTGCAGGAAAAAGTTCTATTATTGAAATGATTACAACGGCTTTGTATTGGGTCAATTCATGTACTGATACGAAAGGCGTTGGAATGGATAATTGTATCAATTCTGATTGCGACCATTTTGAAATTGAATTTTGTTTTACAATGAATAACATTGAATATATTGTGAAAGTTGTAAAATATAGAAATGAAGCAAGAGAATTAGAATTTTATATTGATGGTGTAAATCAATCAGAAAAAGTAACAGAAACCCAACAAAAAATCAATGATGTATTAAAAATGAATTATAATACATTTCTTGATACGGTTTGTATTGGACAGGGTAAATCAAGTCGTTTTATGTCTAAAAAACCTGCTGAAAGAAAAGAAACTTTAATGCAGATTTTGGATGTACAAAAATATGAAAAGTACGAACAACTAGCGAAAGATAAGAAAAAAGAAATTAAAAATCAGATGGATGATTTAGAACAAAAAATAAGTTTTATTTCATCTAGTGAAGATAGTAGAACAGATGAAGAAATCAAACAAATTATTAATGATTATAAAAATGAGATTCATCAATTAGAAAATGAAAATAAAACATTAAAATCTAAATTAGACACTATACAAAAAGAAAAATCTGAATACGAAGCGAAGAAAAAACAACAAGATACTATTATTCATAATTACCATTTGAATAAAAATGCCTATGAAAAAGTTAAAAATAAATTAGATGATATTGAATTGCAAATCAAGAACAATAAATTTGTTGATGTAGATTATGAAGAAAAAATTGATAATCTTCAAAACGAGCTAGAAGATAAACGCAATAAGATTTCTGATTTAAAAGATAAAATTTCAGATATAAAATCTAAAGTGGCAGTATATCAATCAAAAAACGATGATATAGAAGAAAAGTATAATCGTTTTAAAAATTATGATAAAAGTATTTGCGAATTATGCGGAAATGAGATTACTTCTGAACATAAAGAAACACATTTGCATGAACTAAAAGAAAAGAAAAATGTAAATGGTACAAAAATTGAAGAATTATCAGATAAAATTCATAATTTAAATCAAAAAGGAAAAACTGTTTCTTCTGAAGGAAAAGAACTAAGTCAAGAATTGAAACAGTTACAAGTAAAACAAAAAAATAATTTGCAATATAAATCTGAATTGAACTATTTAAATAAATCAAAGAAAGATTTACAAGAGCAATTATCTTCTTCTAAAGAACAATTTGATATGGCAAATAAAATGTATCTGTCAATGGAACAATTAGAAGAAAAAAGTTTTGATGATGAACAATATATTAACCAGATAAATGACAATAACGATAAAATTATTGAAGATAAAACAGAAATTTCATCGCTGAAAACAATCATTGAAAACAAAAAGAAAAATAAAGATTTGATTGATAAATATCAAAAGCAGATTAAGTCATTAAAAGTAAAACACACAGATTATGGTAGTCTGGTTACTGCTTTTGGCAAAACAGGTATTCCTGCTTCTATAATTGCTCATGATATTCCTGAAATGGAAGAAGAAACAAACAAGATTTTAAAGATTTTGTCTAACGATTCCATGTCAATTCAATTTATTACATCAAAGAAAACTGCTACTACAAAGAAAACTGTTGATACATTAGATATTGTTGTTAATGATATGAATGGTTCTCGTGCTTATGAAACATATAGTGGTGGTGAGAAATTCCGTATAGATTTTGCTTGTCATATTGGTATGGCAAAGTTTTTAACAAAACGTGCAGGTGCAAGTATTGATTTCTTAATTGTAGATGAAGGATTGGGAAGTCAAGACGATTTTGCAAAACAAAAGTTTATTGAAAGTATTCATAGTTTACAAGGAATATTTAAACAGATTATGGTAATTACACATATTCAAGATTTGCAAAACGCATTTGACAATCGTGTATTAATTGAAAAAACTCCATTAAAAGGCTCTACTGTTCAAATCATGAATTAAAAAAGTGTTGACAAATATTTTGTGATATGTTACAATAACAGAAAACAGAGGTGATTTTAAAATGGAACTAGATGATGAATTTACATCTTTTGATGAAGATGTGAAACCGAAGAAGAAACCAAAACATAAAACGTCTATTGATGACAAAATGAATGAGACGTTGGATGAAATTGAAGAAGAATACGGTGACAAAAATTGTAGTTTTGCAGACGTAGAAATGATTGCTAAGAAAACGCTTAGTGCTCTACCAAAACTACATTTTGCAAAGTATCGTTCTGAAATGAACAAGATGCACGTAGACGTCTATGAAAATCCTACAACTTTTCAGATTACAGAATCTATGGCAAAAGTACAAGAATACAAAAACCGTTTATCTGAAATTATGATTGCAGTCGAACATGAATACATGACGCGCAAGCGTGTAAATGATATGCTTTTTGACGCGAATCAGGCAATTTCAAAGCAGAGTTCTGCTGATAAACGCCGTGGTGAAGCAACTATTCGTTTTGCTACGTATCTTCTTCAACTGTCTAATATTGAGTCGTTTCGTTATGAAGTAACAACAGTTATGAACAATATGCGAAGCATTGGTGATACGATTTCTCGACAGGCTTCTGTTATGCAAATGCAGATTACATTGGGAGAGTATCGCAAGAAACTTCCGCAGGAATTTAATAACCGTGGTGAAGGTGAAGAACCACTGGATTACAAATCTGGTGCGTCTGAACTTACATGGGAAAATGTATAAAAATTAATATATTTTTAATGTCATACTATCTTTTAGTATGGCATTTTTTGTGGTATAATATAAAAAGGTAGGTGATAAAATATGGCTAAAAAACAAATTTCCATAAAAGATTTTATGGAAAGTAGATTTTTGTATGATGCCATGACAAAGGCTATTGCACGTGCAAAAGGCTATCGTCTTAGTGCAACAGAATATTATCCTTTGTCAGCGGAATTATATAAGTTATCCGAAGATTATAAAACGAAAAAAGAACTTGTTATTGCTTCTCAAACCAAAAACGTAGTTGATTTGGGTAATGGGTGGATTGGTTTGCTTTATAAAAAAGGCAAAAAAACTGATATGTGTATTAATCCACTTACCACAGATGGGATTGAAGATATTACTGTTGATTTTGTAACAAATCGTTTACAAGAAAAGGATGAATATGACCAATTTATCCGTGAACATTTTAATCAAGATATTCTTGCAAAATATAAAAACGAAGTGTTAAGAAAAGCAGATGAATATCTTTTTCAATTCTTTCAGTATGATGATAAGATTATGAAAAATGGTGCTCAATTTTATCTCACACTCCATTGTATTACTCGTTGGGATGAACGTATTAATAACGGTAACGGTAAAATTGATGCTAGTAAGAGAAAAGATATTGTAAAAAATATTACGAAGTCTTTCTTGCAATCAAAACTCGTTTATGTAAAAGAGGAAACAAATAGTTATTATTATTTAAACTATGAAGATTTAGTTCTTTATGTTGTCACAGAAGATAATATTATTGCTACTTTGTGGAAAAATGAATTTGGGTTTAGTAGTAATGATATTAATAAATCTATTACTCTTTTGCAGTTTGAAAAAATCAAAGAAACAAAAGAACAATATACAAAAGTTAAAACTCGTATAAATAAAGAAATTTCTAATTGTGATAGAATAATTTTTTCTTATCAAGAAAAAATTACCGATGTAACAAGAAAGATTAATGATTTGTTGGAACAAAAAAATCAATTAGTCAATGAACAACAAGAGGTAAAGAATAAAATTGCTTCTTATAAACAAGATATAAATGATGAATATCAGATTTTGCAAAAAGAAGAAAACTTTATTCTGAAACCACATAAGTTGGTGACAGTAGATGACCAAGAAAACTAAATTATATAAAAAATATTTTTTACGATTATGTAAAGAATATAAAATGTTGTATATGTTACGAAATCCAATTATAGATAAAGATTATACAACAAAATTGGTTATGTCAGGGGTAAATTGGCTTGCTAATATAGATGAAAAAGAACTAAAACAAAATTCTATTTTAGTTGTTTCATCTATGAATGTTGTTATTAAATCTTTCCTTACTTTATCTGCAATAGAAATAGCTAATTTATTTCCTCCTAGAAAAGTTTATGATGGAGAAAAATATCAATGTAAAGATTATTTTTCTGCTATAGAAAATATTAGTAAATATCAACAAGACGGTTTTCACAATAAAGAAGAACGACTAGAATGTTTTTTGGAAGATTTGACAAATGTTCTTATATGGAAGTTTTTATTAATTAAAATTAAACTCGCTCCATATATTGAATTGTATATTCAATTAAAAAGACAATCTGCTCAACGTCAGAGAATCAGAAAGCATTTTAAAGACTTTATTGTATTAAAACCTCATGGGTGGGACATTGTTAAATGAGTGAAATAAAAGAATATAAACCAAAATTTGATGATAAACAACGTATCATTCCAAAACAAAAATTTTGTGCTAGTTGTAAAAAGCGTACAAGTTGTGATAAACTAAAACTTAAATACATTGAAAATGAAACAAAGAATTTATATGCAGAAGCATTTGTTTCTATGTATTATACTTGTGATGATTTTGACCCTATTTATATTGAATTTCCAATTACCGTAAATGAAATTACAAGTGATATTGCATTTGATACATATAATCAAGATAAAAATGTTGGTAAATGGTGTGTTGTTGTATTAAATGCAGAGGGTTATGATGAAGAAATGCACGTTGGTATTTATCTAGGTGAATTACCATTAAATGTATTAGCTATGTATGATACCAAACATTGTACAATTACAAATCGTTTCAATAATAGCCCTGCCATTTTCCTTCCGACATTTAATAAAATTTTTTATGGTTTCAATATGCGTTGGAAATTTGTCAATGAAGAAAAAGATTTTGAACATATTTCAAAAAAAGATGATGAAAATTATGTTTCTATCGCAAAAAAATCCTTGACAAACAAGGAAAATGAGGTATAATAAAATCATCAACAAGAGATATTGCTTTGTTAGACAAGTAAATAAAAAAGGTAGTTGACTTGTTGTAGTGAGTATGTTATACTACTCATAAAGAAAAGTTTTTAACCAACATTGACCAAAAGTTGCCGAAATTGCCACATATGCCAAATATTTGCAACAAAGCACACAATGGTACAATGTAGAAAGTTGATGGAGGTCAAAAATTATGGCTACACAGTTTGACATGACGTGGGATTCTATTAAGGACACGAATCGCAATAATGTTGCTTACATGAAACTTGAAACAGGTTCTAAGGGCAATCGTGTTCGCATTGTTTCTAATCCGTCAGAAGTTGATGAACATTGGGAAAAAGATGTAAATGGTGGTAATCATCGTATTGTATGTTCAGGTGCTAAATGTCTGTTCTGCGAACGTGGAGAAAAGCCAATTACTCGTTATCAGATGCTTGTTCTCGATAAGAATAATTGGACACCTGATAATGGTTATGGTGCAGATGGAGCACAGGTAAAGGTTCTTACCGTTGGTCGTTCCGTAATTACGGCAATCAAGCAGTTTGCACTTGACCCTGATTATGGCAATCCTACGAAGTACGATATTAAGATTAAAAAGGAAGGTAGCGGTCGTGATACACGCTATAGTGTTTCTCCTTCTCCGAAGAAGTCAGAGCTTACGGATGAAGAAAAAACCGCCGTTGAAAATGCACCTTCTTTGAAGGATATTAACAAAACCCCATCAAATGATGAAATCCTTGCTATGAACCTTGCTTCTTTGCAGGATATGGCAAACGATGATGACGATGATGAAGATACTTCTAAGGCAAAAGGCTCGGAAGATTCGGATGATGAAGATGATGGTTGGGACAACTTCTAATCATTAAAAGATAAAACAAAAAAGGCACATACAAATAAAACGTATGTGCCTTTTTTCAACAAGGAGATACTACCATGATTATGTATCACAATTTATATTTTTCAAAAAAGGATAAATGCTTTGTAAATATTTGCGTTTCACATGAATATGAAATCATGAGCGAATTTCATAAAGAACTTGGGGAAATGATTTATATGCTACGTGATGTAGCAACTATCATGGATGATACGAACAAAGAAGCAAATGTTGAACCATTACCTCCTATGAACGAGGAAAAAGTACAGAAGCGTTTGGATGAACTAAATAATGAATTTCATTATGATTTAGTTCCTATTAAAAATTGGTTTAATATTAAAATCACTCCTTTTTCTGATACCCAAAAAATTAAGTATAGAAATATTGAAAAAGCAACAAAATTGTTGTATAATAATATTGGAAATAAAATCAAGAAGGAGATTTTAAAGAATGGATAAACCAATTGTAAAACTTATAACATATACTCCAAATCCTGAAAAAATTATTGCTTCTGCTGCACGTCTTTGTTATGCCAATACTGTTAGTATTGAAACGTTAATGGACAACCTTACAGAAGAAAAAATTAATAATATGGTTTCCAAACTTGCTTCTATGGGGCATAGCTCTCCATTTCAAAATGTATATTATACGTTTGGTATTGAAAATGTATCTCGTGCTTGGTCATTACAATTTGCTCGTCACCATGTAGGATTATCTTTTGACCAACGTTCGCAAAGATATGTAAATGAAGGTAAATTCAAATATATTACTCCACCTGCTATCGAATCAAATAAAAAATTAAAAGAAAAATTTGATTTGTTCATGAAAAATACAACTAACTTTTATAATGAATTGGTAAAAGCAGGTATTAAGAAAGAGGATGCTCGTTCTATTCTCCCAAATGCTTGTGAAACTAAATTAATTACTACAATTAATGCACAAGAGCTTTTCCATATCTTTGGCTTACGTTGTTGCACCAGGGCACAGTTTGAGTTTAGACAGGTAGCGAACGAAATGCTACGTCTTGTAAAAGAAGTATCTCCTATCATTTTTAAGAACGCAGGAGCGCATTGTGACATGCTTGGTTATTGTCCTGAAGGTTCTATGACATGTGGTAAAGCACCCACACTACAGGAGCTTACAGAGAGTTATAAAGCCACTCATAAAAATTAAAGATGAAACCTAATGAATTATAATCAATTCATTAGGTTTTTTTATTTTATAATTAGAGATTAATTTCGTGAAGAAAGGATAGGTATTTTTAAATGGCAACAATTTCTAATTATATTTTTACCAATTTAATTACTATAAATGGTACTACGCCAAATTTATTTGTAGATGAATATAACACATTATATGCTACATTTGCCAATAATTATAATGATGAAAATTTTATAACTTTATATAGTTCTCCTGATAATGGTGTTACGTGGACAGAAGAAGATGTACCTGTTTCAGAAAAATATACTTTTGATAATCCTAAAGTAATTTTTTCTAATGATATATACTATATTTTTGCTAATGCTAAACCATCACACAGTACTACTTCACGTATTGTTCTAGTACGTAAATTTACAAATATTACCGATGATGATGGAAATGTAACGGCAGAAGATTTTTGGGAAGATGATTATACAGACCTTATTCAAGATGTTACAGGCAATCATTCTTCTCGCATTACAGACTGTAAAATTAGCGTTACAGGTGCTTATATCTATATCACTTATGATAGGGAATTAGATTCTGGTACATATTCTGCTCGTTTTGCCGTTTATTCGACAGTAGATTCTGAAATTAAATTAGATATTCCTATTGCTGAAGATGATTCAATCAATAATCACAATGCCAAATTAATTGAAGTAGATTCTGAAACAATTGGATTCGCCTATGAAACAGAATATGTATCTGCTTATGGTGGTAAAACTTATCAAATAGCATATACACAATATTCTTTACCTGCACAAGAATTTACAGATACAATACAGGTAAGTAATGATTTAACTCATAATAACTATCATCAATCTATCACTATAGATAGCGGTGATACGATTTATATTACTTGGTTAAATACACAAAACGTTAATTATAAAGGTAATATAACTTACTATGCTATAAATACAATTCAATTTGCAACAATTTCAAATGGCGTTGTTGATAAAGTAGATGTTATTACTTCCGAAGCAAAAGAAAATGAATATCCTTATATTATTTGCGACACAAGCGATAATTTATTTATTCTTTATAACAAGGAAAACAAGGTACAATATTTAAGACAAAAATATGATGAATGGGTAGAAATAGATGAATTAGCAGATAATACATGGAAAATGCTAACAGGCGTTTATTTCTATGATAACCTTTATACAATTGTTCAACAAGAAGATGAAGGTAATTATTTAGTACGAATTGATACGAATTTAGCAGAAGTTTCTGAACCTGTTCGTGATTTACAAATATATGACATTAATAATGAACAAATCGGTTTGGCATGGACAACTCCTAGAAATGCTAATTCTATCGAAATACAACAAAAAATAGCTAAAATAGAATTATGGGATTATAATTTAGCTAATACCACAACAAACATTACCAAAGCTACTCATTCTGTACAAGTAGTTGGATTGGAAGATAAAACTTATTATGCTTTTAAATTAGTTTATACAACATCTGATAATAAAGTACATACACAATATTTTCCTGAACAATATGTAGACCATAGTACGAATGAAAATTTTCAATTTAATTGGACGATTAATGCAAATACAATTAAACAAGAATTGTACGTTGCAAAAGAAAAATGGCAAACAGTAGAAAATGTATCAGTTAATACAAATAATACTATTTTGGATTTAAATAGTAATGGTAATTGTTATCGTTTATATATCAAAGGTGGAGCAGGTGAAGGATATTCTAATATTGTTTCACCATTAACTATTGAATTAAAAGATGATAATTATGTTCTGTCTTGGACTCCATTTAGAAATGCATCAAAAGTTGAATTGCAACAAAGCATAGATAATGATGTATATTATAAAGCAGTAGATAAAAATATTAGTACAACAGATAGTACATTTACTATTACGAATTTAAATCACGTTGTATACCATTATCGCATAGCATATACTGTCAATGGGAAGATAAGTTATACCAATGTTGTTACTTTAACTAATAACTTACAGCTATTAAGAACGGATTATAATAGTGCTAATGTTACATGGATAACTGTTGATAAAACCGAAGCAGTCGATTTACAAATTTCAACCGATGATGGTAAATCATGGTCGAATAAAACATTTAAAAAAGATAATTCAACGAATATTACCAAAATTTCCAAATTACAATACGCTACAAAATATAAAATAAGATTATATTTTTCTGATAGATATACAGGTCAATATTCTAATGCAATATCTTTTGAAACAACAAAACATCCAATAGAAAATTTAATTGTTTCGTGTAATTCAAAAGATACCATTAATTTTCAATTCGATTTCGGTAGTAATTGTACAGATGCTAAAATTGATGTATATGATATTTACGCAGGTACAACACAAACATATCAATTATCTTCTTTAAAAAGTAATTTGACAAAAACTGATAAAAATGACCCTGATACTTGTTATTTAAATAAAACTACACATAGAATTAAAGGCAGTATATCAGGATTAAAGAAAGGTACATATTATAGTTTATTTGTATACGATGCAGACGCTTATTATGGTCAAAGCGAAGTATCTGATATAGTAAATACAACAGGTGATGGGATTAGTACGTTATCTGCTACTACAGTTAATGCCCATGACGTTACAATTAATACAAGTGCATTAGATAGAATTGATAACACTAATGCAAAAGACTTTGTGGCGGTTAATTATACTACAGATAACATAGACATAAACAAGCTATATAGTGATGTATCATTTCCATACACCATAAAAGGATTACAACAAGATACAGATTATTCTATTACACTAAACTGTTACTATGGAAACAACTATGGAGATAGTAATACAGTCAAAGTACACACGAAAGCGGATAAATTCAAACCTATTACAGGAAATAGAATAAACAATGAATGTTGTTTTACCTATAGTAATTTAACAAACCTGTTTTACATCTTTGATAAAGGCAAATTATATACATACAATAAAAACACAAAAGACCAAAATCTGTTAATAGATTATAATATCAAAGCAAATCACATATATGGAGCAATAGATGTAGATAAGAATGGTAAAGTACATTTAGTATTTACTTATGGAAAAGGAATTTATTATGCAACGAATTGTCGTACTATGAATGATGATGAAACAATTATAGAACATCAATTAAATGATATAATTACGATTAATGAAAATGGATATGTCAATGAATATCTATATCCGAACATAACAATAGATAAGAGCAATAATCTGTTGTATATCGTATGGCAAGCAGATTATGGTAATTATAGTAATATAAATTATGTACAATATCGTAATGCAGAAGCCACGCAAACAGAAATTGTTGAAATTATTAAAGATGGAGAAACGTATTATAATCTTCCAAAAGTTGTATTAAAGCCTGATGGTGGATGGAGTGTATTCTGCATAGATAGTAATGGCGTATTAAAATGTGCGGATGTCAATGTAGATAATGACTATTCATCAATAACCTATTTACAACCAACAATTGAAATAAAAACTGTTGCATTAGAAAGTCCATGTACATTAGAATATGTAAATTATGATATATGGGTAGATATGGCAGGGGGATATAAAATATTTTATGATTCTATAGATGAAGAAGGGAATAAAACCTCAACATATGGAACAATAGATTTTGATAAAGAAACACCTTTTACATTAGAGAGTGTATTTCAAAACGATTTGCATGACGTTAAATTATATGCAGGGAAAGAATTAGTATATATAGGTAAAAATGATACATCTATCTATACAGGTAAATATATTATTAAAGGTGACGATTCAGAATTTTCTGATATGGTACAATTAAATATATTTACAGACAACAATAAGCCATTAACGACTTGTTATGATGGGGAAAACATTTATATTTTAACCATGTATGCAGGAATGTGGAAAATAGATAATTTAACGCAGACCGAAATGAAGAATACGAATATATCCACGAATGATAATTTAGTAAGTGACCCTGTAGAATATCAAAGCAAAGATGAAAACTTTGTAGCGATTGCATGGACGAGTGGAGACGAGAATAATTATCCACAAGTATATATTAAGATTAATAATGATGTAAAGAATATTACACCAACAGATGAATTTGGTTATCCTGAACATCAAGTATTTAAAATCAATAGTATAGAAGAAGCAGATTTAACAGATAATTCTGTTGTATCTATCAAGAAAGAAAACACAAAGTATATTTTAAAAATTACATATAATAATACAGAAGTAATGTATCTTGACATAACAGACATGTTGTATTATAATTGGGATAATACAACGATAATTAATAAATTATCTGATATGGAATAAAGAAAGGAGATAATATGCTTTGGATGATTTAGAAAAGAAACTTCAAGAAATCCTAGATAGTATGAACCAGACATTTAATATAAAAATCACTGAGCAGGGCAAAGATACCATTATAACGAAATTGACAATGGATAGCATGAAAAATGATGGTTCAGATTTTCTTGAAAAATTCATAGGTTTCTTTTCTCCTATAGTAGAACAAATGACAGACGGAGAAAAAGAAGTAGTATATGAAGAAGGAACTGGATTAACTATCAGACGGATAACAGAAGAATAAAAAAAGAGGTATGGGATTTAAACCATACCTCTTAATTTTTTATATAGATACATTAATCGTAGATACATTAATCACGAACGAATACAACATTCGTTGCATCGAGGAAATGTGTCATCTGATTTTCGCGAAGGATTGTATTTGCGTCCTCAACGGAAACAATTGGATAAGCGTTAAAGTTTTCAAGGGCAACGGCTTTAATTACGAGAGGATTAGAACCTGCACGGTCATAGGAATTAATGCTATGAGAGTAATCTGCCATACCAAATTCAACGACTTTATCGTAATCTAGGTTTTTGTGACCATAGATAGGAGTACCGTCTGTATCTTTGATAACTGGGGACATAACAGGTTTCAGACCCAACCCACGACAATCAATGACCAAACCTGTATACGTGCCATTCACAGAGTAACTAGAGTTGTTTACAGGAGTTGGGAAAGCCTCTTTTACTTCATTCTTAGGCATAACCGCAGATGCGATAGAATTAGATACACCGTAGATAGGAACGGAAAGAACAACCTCATAGAGTTCATCTTCAGGAATCCAACGTTCAGAAACGATGTGAGCACCTTTTACAACGCCCTGCACCTGTGCATTGGTAATAGAACTAGCAAAAGCCAAATCTTTAACGGTTGTTTTACCATCAACAGAAACACCTTTCACTTCTTCAAGGAGCGCGCGATAACCATTGACTTTAGCTGCTTCACGAGCTTGCAATTTCTTAATACCAATATTTGTAGCATTAGGAGAAGCTGCACCGTAAGCAGTAATGGTAATTTTGTTGTTCTCATAATCTGTATTACCGATAGATTCACTAGCAAAAACGGTAGTAGAGAATACAAGCATCATGAGAGACATAAGAAGTACAACAATCTTTCTCATTTTAAATCATATCCTTTCCATACTTATACATCTAGGTTATTGAGCATAACAATAATTTTTTTATTGAAATAGCGGTTTGGATGTTGGTTAGCGGAAGAAAGCAAGGTAGCTTTCTTTTCTGCTACTGTGCCGTTAATATTGGAATCTATATGCCGATGTCGTGGGCAATCAACGAAATAGTACTCTAGGAAATTCAAGAGTAGACTATCTCTAGTTCCTTTAGAAATACAATCGTGAGCAGAAATGGCAGAACCACGCACACAATAGGGATTAGCTCTAGGTTTAGAATCTGCATTAATGGAGCTATAATTTACCATATCTTCATCCCAAATGAAACATCTATCGGATTCATCTGTATATCTCCAAAATAGATTATGCAAAAATCTAAATCCAGTAATGACATTACATACATCGAGAGGAAGATTATTATCGAAATGACCATAACCACCTACTGTACCAGTAGCTAGATATTTGCCCAACAAGCACAATCCTAAATTGCCATAGAACATATAGTTGCCTTTGCGTTCATCAGACATGTTTTTTCGTTTTGTATAATCTAGGTTTTTGAACCAAAGATAATCACCGTTGATATTATTCGCGATAGGGAAAATATCACGGATATAAATATCATTGTCTGCTACACAATACATTGTTTCGCCATAATTATTGGTCAATTCGACATTATCTTTATTGAAGTAGGATTTATCAATGGCTTTGTAGAAATTAATTCTCATACGCAAAATTCTTGCATCGTAGTTGTAAACATTGTTATCAAGGACTGAATTGATATAAGTAAGGGAAGTATCAAATTCGCCTTTCATCATATATGCTTTGGCAAGAATGGTTTGTGCCTGTTCCCATTCCTGTGAACCGCTTTCACAATTCAAACTAGCTTGTTGCGCGTATTGGATGGCTTGATTGAAATTATCCAATGTATACGACTGATTGGCTAGTTTAATTAGGTTTCCTGCATTAGTATCATTGACTGATACAGGGTTTACCTGTTGCTTGTTTAGTTCATCATAGGATTTTTCTGCATAGTCTGCTTTGTCTTTATACATTTCCTTTTCGGCAGACAATTTTGCATTTTTTTGTGTTAATTCATTGACTAGTTCATCATCGTCAATTTCTACAACAAAAGTTAAATCAAATGTAAGAAAGTTATTTTTTTCGACAAAAGAGTTAATATTTGGATAACAGTCAATAAGTGTTTGAACACAAGCAGTTGTGGCAATTACCTCATCCATATCAAATCGCATATTTTTTGTTTTTGTCATAGAAGTAACAAAAATCTGTTCGTGTTCATTGACTTGTTTTTGTGAGTCGTTAATTAAATCATCCCATTGTTTACTTGTCATAACTTTGTCCAAACTATTAAGCAGTTTTAGACGAAATGCTTTTTTTTCTTTTTGGTTGCTTTCAATCTTTTCTTTGTTCCTATTATATTCATTCAAACAAGAACGAATATTTTCATTAATAGGGACAGTTACAGTTGTATGTGTTGTTACGGCTACTTCATGTGCGAATACATGGGGTGAAAAAGCAATGAAAAACGCTAAGACGATAGTAAGAATCTTTTTCATTTGTTGTCTCTCCTTTCTTTTATATTCATGATACCATAATTTGAAAAATTTGTCAACACTTTATTTTGAATTTTGCAAAAAAAATTTTTAGATATAAAAAATATCCACTCTAAATAGAGTGGATGGATACATTAAAGATTGATATATTCCATGTGCTTTTTCCATTCTGGTTCTGTTTCATACAAGGCTTTGCGATAAAGGAAGTGCTTATAGAACGTAGGATTCATATCCATGAAGTCATATACATAAGCCATATTACGACCTTTGTAAAGGCGAAGGACACGACCGACACGTTGAAAAGCACGAGTAGAAGATTTGCCACTAGCAGTAAGAATAAGTACCTTCAATGCAGGGCAATCCAAACCTTCATCTGCAATCGTAGAACCAAGAAGAATTTTAACCTTTTCCTGACGAGCACCTTCAAGAATAGCATTTCTCATAAGCATATCCGTTTCACCATCAATCAATTCAACAGTATGAAGGTGGAAAGTCTGACCTTTGTATTCTACGTCAACAGGTTCAGAACCAAAACGCTTTTCAATCATGTTCTTCAAGAACATACCATGTTCGATACGACCGAAAAGAACAAGGATAGAACCATAATCGTTTTTAATACTTTCGTCAATTGCTTTCATAATTTTCTCATTACGAGATTTATTATTCACAATTGCAGTATTATAGGTTTTTGCATAAGAACCAAGCCAACCGCAACTATCTTCCTGTTTAATGAATTTAATTGTGCAAGGAGTGAGTTTACCTTTACGAATGAGTGTAGACGCACTTACATTCGATTTAGGGTTACGGACGTTCATAGCTGCTTCAATGAGCAAATCATCGTCACCATCACGCCAAGGTGTAGCGGAAACGGCACAACGATAATAAGCATTGGTAGCATTACGAGCCACATTGAAAAGAGTACGAGCACCCAAAAACTGACATTCATCAACGAGAAGTGCTTTAGCTTCTTTCAGAAGGTTCGATTTAAGAACTGTCTGCGGAGTAACAACCGTAATATCTTTGATGTTCGTTTCGGAACCAGTCATGATACCTACTTCCACACCAAGGAATTTGGAAATTTCACCTTGCAACTGATAGGCAAGCGTAGCTTTAGGTGAAAGAACAATGACAGGTTTTACATTGTAATCGGCAATCATACCTGCCAAAATTAATGTTTTTCCTGCTCCGGTGCATAACTGTGCAATCATGCGAGACGAAGAATGTTCCAAAACAAACTGCTGATAATCTCTAGGAGTAATACCATCTGCAAGATTGAAATTTGCATTTTCTTCAGGAACGACACGTCTATCAACGAGTTCTACTTTGATACCGTGTTTTTTCGTGATATTCATGATATAAGGAATAAGACCTGTATATGTCATGCACGTTTTCGGATTGAAAAGAACATGAAGTTTTTTAGGAGCACCAAAGCCACCTGTCGTATAAGAAAGGCGGTCTGCAATCTCATACAGGATATTCATATCATTAACGCCGTTGAGCTTGCAAACAACATTTCCGAATTCAATCGTAGCCATTTTTGTTTCCTCCATTTCATGTCCTTTTCCTTATCTCTATGTATATTATAGCAAAACATTACATGTTTGTCAACAGTTTGAATAAAAATTTTTAAAATTAATTTTGTTAATTATACTTAATATGAAAGTAGTCATATTGACAACGATAAAATCTATTAATATAATAAGAGTAAAAAATAGGAAGTGAAAAAGAAGAATGATTTTAGGAATAGATATAGATGGTACGATAAATAATTTTCAAGATGTATCTGCGAAGTATTTAAAAAAAGAACTTAATATCAAATTTGATAATAAAGACTATGAATTATATAAAGGAATGAAAAAATCAGAAATAGATGATTTCAACCAAAAGCATAGAGAAGATTTTATTAATGAAGTAAAAGCGTTACCAGGTTCACAAGAAGTAATAAATCAATTATTAAATCAAGGGAATGAAATATATTTGATTACTGCTAGAGAATATTCTTTTGCTCCTGACACAATGGAATGGTTAGATAAAAATCATTTTTCTTTTACGGATATATATTTTAATTGTGGAAATAAAGTAGATACGTGCAAATGGAAAGATGTAGATATAATGATAGATGATTCTCCGTATAATCTCAAAGCATTAAATAAGGCAGGAATACCATATATAGTATTTAATCAAGAATACAATCAAGATATATATAATGAATTATATCGTGCAAAAAATTGGGAAAACATTTATGACTTTATAAATTTTTGTCAAGAATAAAAGAACAATTAATCGTCTTTCTTTGATATATTTTAGTTAAAGAAAGACCTTTTTATTTATAGGTGGTGACAGTATAAAATGTCAGATAAGAGTGAATTATCTTTACAATCATTGTATGATTTAATACAAACAAAAGCAGATAAAACGCATACACATACATTCATTGGTTCTATTGAAAGTGCTTTGTCATTACAAGGTGTAACGTATGATAAATTCATGCGTAACGATTTAAAAGACCAAAAATTAAAAGCTAGATTTGATAGCGTTACGTTAGGCATTGAATCAAATGATACTACTTTAACTTTAAAATCAGAACATAATCAAGCAACAGTTGAAGTAGATAACCATAATTTAAGCAGACATAATTTACATATTACAGGTAAACGTAATTTAGATAATACAGCAGAAGATGTTGTTGTATCTATTCAAGGTAATCTTTTAGTTAATAATTCTAAAGTATTAACCGTTGATAATAAAGGCGAATTAACAGGTGTTAATTTAGATGATTTAGATTTAGCAGGACAAGGAATTATTGTTCAAACAACTGAACCTGTTAATGTAAAAGACGGTACGATTTGGGGCAAAATTATAGATGATGATACTGTATTAGATGATACGGCTATTGCTAATCATAACATGTATACAATTCCTGTAGGCACAATCGTTAAAACATTGTCTAATGTAGTTCCAAATGGATATATTCGTTTGAATGGACAGGTCATTTCCCGTGCTGCTTATGGTGGTTTATGGGAATGGGTAAAAGCAAAAAGTATTATATTAACAGATGCGGATTGGAAAACAAAATATAATACGAATAAAAATGTTCAAGCATTTAGTTATGGTGATGGCTTAACGAATTTCAGAGTTCCAAATATTCCTACAAATGATGATACTATGTATATGATTAAGGGATATGATGAATTAACAAATCGTGAAGCGGTTAATTTAACGGATATAGAAAAAAGGACAAAGAAACTAGAAGATAGTGCCGTTGTAACAGGTGTTGGATTTATAAAGTATGCAGATGGTAATATTATTCAATATAATAAAGTTCAGAATACAACAACAATTTATTTTAGTACACCATTTGTGACAACAGATTATATTCTCTTGGCAGAATATGTAGGTACTTCTGTTGGTGGCATTATTGTTAATGTTATTCAAAAAACAGTTAATTATGCTAAAGTTTCTGTAACAACTAATACAGGTGCAAAAATTAATTATCCTTCTGCGATTGATTTTATTGCAATAGGTAGGTGGAAATAATGGTAAGATATTTTGCAGAATTTACAATGGAAGGTAAACGCATTACAACTTATGTGGCAGATGGTATGCCATATACTGCGGAAGAAATTATGATAGAACATCCACAGGCTATTGAAATTAGTGCAGAAGAACAAAGTCTTTATTTACAAGGATATATTCGCGGATTGAATGGCAAACCACAAAAAGTAGAAACAGATGAAGAAACTTTACAAAAATTAAAAGAACAAAAAATAGAAGAAATTAAAATGATGGCGAAAGCTAAATTAATCGAAACAGACCATGATGTTATTGAATATTTTGAATTAAAAAATTTAACAGATGAAGAATACGAAAATTTAAAACAACAACGCCAATTAATAAGAGACTATAGAGATAAATTAATTTTTAATGCAAATAATAGTGAATCCGCAGAAGAATTAGAACAAATTAAATTTAAAGATTTTTAAAAACTATTGACAAATAGAATATAATTTGATAAAATAAGAGTAGTGAAAAAGACTACTCTATTTTTTATATAGTGTTTAAAGGAGAGATAAAAATGTTTAATCGGATTCTTGTGATTGGTGATGTACATGGAAATTATGACAAATTGATGAATCTTTGGAATAAAATTGATTATAAAGATGAAGATTTTCTTATTTTCCTTGGTGATTATATTGACCGTGGGAACAAGTCTATTGAATGTTTAGAATTTGTTATGGATTTGGTAAAGAATCATAAAAATATTCATGCACTCATGGGAAATCATGAATTGTTTATGCAGGATTATTTTAAATCTAATTCTTTTACTGGTATGGATGATTTTATGGATGGTTGGCTTATGCCTAATAATGGTGGTAAAGTTACTTTACATGCTTTAAAGG